ACCTGACACTTTAATTGTAATTGGAGCTTTCAGTAAATGTTCTTTCATAACATTACCGATCACCTTCTTTGCATAGTCTGTTGCATCTTTTTCTTCATTATATGATTTATAAGAGTTCGGACCATTATTAAACACACCGGCACTTCCTATCTGTGTGAATCTTTGTGATGTAACTGCATTTAGAACATCCCCATCAATTTCATACTCTGCAAAATTATACTTTTTATCACGAGTTGTTGGAAGGGCATCGGCCACATCTGTTTTATAATTCAGTTTATATTTATGGACCTTAGATGTAAATGCATCATAAAATTGATATTCAGCTCCTACAACTCCAGACTTGATCATTTGAAACATATTCTCTTTATCACCTTCATTGTAACTTAAAATTGGAAGGTAATTATTTCCTACTTGTTGTTCCTCAGCTAAATTTGGCGTAGAGGCATACATGAAAGGCTTTGATGCATTTATGGGTTCTTGCTCTAACATAGACAATAGGTCATTTACAACAAGATTTTTTAAACCCAGTGTTGAAAAGATAAAATCTGGAACACCATCAGCGGTTGTCATTCTATTTTTAATCCATGCAATTGCTTTGAGTGGATCAAGGTTAGGGATAATCACTTTCATTTTATTCTGAAAGGTTGCCTCACCTGCCTGAATTACGTTTTTATCTAAAAATTCAGATGATATATCCTGTATGATTTGCAAAGGATCCCCTGCATAACACTTGTTTACATTCTTATAATTTGATTTAAAAAGAATATCCTCATATAAACTCAGGATAATAAACTCAGCAGTTTGATTTACCTTTTGTGAATCCACTATGGTTTCAATAACAAAACGTTTTTCAATAATCGGTTCTGATTCAATGGACGGTTTTATTTTGACCTCAACAAATTCAGCGCCTTGTAAATCAAGTCTATCCATGAGTCTTGATTCATCTACGAAGGCTAATTGTGCTGTTAAGAAAGGGGTGTCAAGATGCTCATAGATATCCAAGTCACTGACAAGGTTTGCTATTTCCACTGGAATTGTTGAGCGAGATGAATATATCAGGACGCTGTCAAGGACATATTTTTTACTTGGTTCAGCCATTATGAGGACAGTGCTCTCTTGAATGCACTAGCAACTCGGATTATGTTACTAGGTTTTATGACTTTTATTTGTTTCAATGAGTTATTTATTTTGTGATATCTGTCAGTAATTGTAATCTCGTTATATATTGCAGGAGCAGGAGCAGTTGGATCAATGTCAACTTGATTGCCGTTTGCATCCTCATAGTGATGTGTGGCATTGTACTCATCACCTGTTCCAACAATCGTGAGTGTGGCAACGTTTTGTGGCTCACCGGTACACGTAATTGCTTCACCTTGTCTAAATACTGATGGAAGTCCAGCGGCTTTATATGGACCTGTATCAACCACTATGATGCCATGATCCAAATCTCTTTTTATAATCTTACCACGAGCCCCAGATAAGGCCCCTTCCACAAACTCATTCTGTAAAAATGACTTTGAAAGATCAGCACGAACATAGATGTACTGATGAGGAAAATCTACTTTTATCTTTTCATCCATCTGTTTTAAGGTTAACGGCCATCCATGAGAACGAATATTATCATTCATCATGTAGAACGTCCAGTGATATGTCGGCGTTTCATATAGAAACTGAGATACCTGATCTGGTCTTTCACCTTCAATGATGTTATATGGCTCATAAAAATGAATGCCTTCCCTTACTTGATCTATCACATCAACGTATTGAGTAAGGTCTCTAACAAATTCTACTTGGCGGCCAGCACCACCAATTTTTTCAAAGTCATCACCAAATACATAACCAGTTTTTCTATAATTCTTAAAAAAGTCCATTAGAATCCTGCCTCAATATCTCTCTTGCTTAATGCTCTGTACTCTAGGAATGTAAGGTTCAAATCTATTTCTGTAGGATGTCCGTCCTCAAAAAATACACCACCACTTGTAGAGTTATATGCAGCTTGAACATCTTTTAGATAACAGTATTGAATTTTTGGTATCTGTAATGTTCCACCGTCAAATCTAAACTCAATTCTATAGATGTTTGGAAATTCATAGCCGATAGGTATTCCAGGATTCAAATCAATTTCACGAGGATATAACTGAAATCTGAAATTTTCAATGATGTTTCTGATAGTGACAGCCTCTTGAGGAGAAGTAGGAATTAACTTGAACGAGAAGGCAAATGATCTCATTTGGGGTTGATCAAATAGCAATCTTGTACCAGGGTTCAATCCTGTCTGTAATGCACTGGCCCCTGCAGCTGCATACCCAGCAGGCAGTTTAGAAGATATTCTTGATGCCGCAACCTTCGCTGCTTCTTGAGATAAAGTTCCCTTTGCAAGATTAAAAATACTTTCCATGCCTTCACTTAAACCAGAGGCTAGTGCTGAACCTATACTCTGTCCACTGTTTAGTCCTTCAAGTGCAGTCATACCACCAGCACCCAAGTTTGCACTGTTATAGTTTACGGCATCATTGTATTGTAATTGTGGTGGAAAAAATAACTGTATGGCGGGTCTAGACAAGTCACGATAGGCTCTAAGATCAGTAAGTTTATCACCCATAGTTGTCTGATTTTCTGCAATCTCTTTATTGATCTCATCTCGATTTGCTTCTCTTTGTGCCTTTTCAATCTGTACTTGTGACTTTGCTTGTTGTGCAGGATCACCGGAAACACCAGTTCCGACATTATCATATCCAACGGTATCATTTACTGATTCAGAAACTTTTCCTTCAGTGTAATCTGCTACAAGGGGTTGATTAAAAATTGAAGCCAAGGATTGGTCAATGAGACCGGTATCTATTTTATATGGATGGAATACAATATGTGCAGGGTACATATCGGTACGATTTACTGGAAACTTTAATATCTGTGTAGAACCTCTACTCTTTTTGACCTGCTGAGTTGATTTGATTTCTGGTATAGAAGTTTGACCACCATATTTGTCACTTGAGCTCATTGGAATTTGATTTCGACCTCTTGGGTCAAACTGATCCGCACTGGATACTGGACCCGATCCTGAACCCGATCCTACTGTTCCATTGGCATTTCCTGGTAAACTAGCCATGTTATATCCTTAATAAATAGAATTTTATAAACCTATTTATATTAGTTTTATGGCATATTCTGGCAGATATAGAGTAAAGAACAGAGACAAATATCAAGGTGATCCAGACAAAGTTGTTTATAGATCATCGTGGGAAAAAGCATGCTTTATATGGTGTGATAATAATCCAAATATTGCAAAGTGGTCATCAGAGGAAGTTGTTATTCCATATAAGTGGGATATTGACAAAAAAATGCATAGGTACTTTGTAGATTTAAAACTCACCTTTAAGGACAATAAAACCATACTTGTTGAAATCAAACCTAATAAAGAGACTGCACCACCAAAACGGCCAGACAAATCAAAACGGTACATAAATGAAGCTGTGACCTATGTCAAGAATATGAACAAGTGGAAGGCAGCAAACAGTTATGCTAAAGATAGAGGCTGGGAGTTTCAGATATGGACAGAGGACACTCTGCATAGTATGGGTATCATGAAAAAACTGAAACCGTTGAAACCACTAAAACCATATCGTAAAAAGAAGAAGAAGTGATATAAATAATGGTATGAATGACGCTAACCTTTTTAAAAAATTAGAACTAGAAGCATTTCGTGCTGGTATTACACCACGTACCGATGAATCACGTACATGGTTCAGGCAGAAAGCACATCAACTTCGTCGGGTAAACCGTAGAGCGTTGATGAACTCAGAAGAGATAAAACTTGTTAACAAGTCACAACCTCTTATCGGCTCCATGAACATGTTCTTTTATGATCCAAAGACAAAGGACACATTACCTTTCTACGATAGGTTTCCACTGGCAGTTATTGTGGGCCCTGCTCCTGGTGGGTTTTATGGAATGAATTTACATTATCTTTCTCCGATACTCAGAGCAAAGTTTTTAGATGCTCTCATGGGTATGACAAACAACAAAAAATTTGATGATACAACAAGATTCAAGTCACAGTATAACTTAATGAAAAGATTAGGGTCAACAAGGTATTACAAACCTTGTTTTAAACACTACCTTTTTGCTCATGTAAAATCACGACTTGCCAGAGTATCCCCTACAGAATGGGAGATTGCTACGTTTCTACCAACAGCAGATTGGGCAAAGGCAAGTGGCCGACAAGTTTATAGACAATCTAGAGAGATGATTTAATGGCAAGTGTAGATCAGTTAAAATCCAATATATCTTTTAAACTGGGTGTGGCCAAACCAAACCAGTTTATGGTGGAACTTCCTACCGACTTTGGTTCAAACTCTGGTGGGATTTTAAGTGCTGTCAGAAATTTAATGAGTGGTAATGAACTGAATCTTCTCTGCCAAAGTGTAGGCATTCCACCCAAAACTGTTTTAACTTTGGATCAGAAGATGGGTGTGCAGATGCGTAAAGTTGCATATGGTTACTCTGGCGCAGGTTCAGTTAATATGACCTTTCTTATGTTGAATGACTACAGTGTCAGAAAATATTTTGACACATGGTATTCCTCAACAACAGCTCAAAACACAGGCAAGGCATTTTACCACAACAACTATGCAAGACAAATTAAAATACACCAATTAAGAAAACCCATAACCAATAAGAGGTTTGGTGCAGGGCCTATAAGTCTGAATGTAGGCATCGGACAAGGAACTGTTTATAGTGCTTTATTAGAAGAAGCATATCCCACAAACATGACACAAACTGAATTTACAAATGATGCTGATGGCATTATGCAGATGACAGTTGAATTTACATATACGAAATGGTCACCTATTGTTGATAATCAGGGACTATTTTCACTTGACGCCAGTTTAGGATCACTTTCTGGCTTTTTAGGATAGGAGTAGAGTATGGCACTGCCACGTTTGAATGAAACCATTTGGTATGATCTTAAATTACCATCATCAGGAGAAATCCTTCATTACAGACCGTTCCTCGTGAAGGAACAAAAAATCTTGCTACTTGCAGGAGAATCAAACCAACCGAAGCAGGTAATTCGGGCAATCACAGATACAATTAGATCATGTGTCCAAGAGGACATCGATGTTACAGGTTTATCGTCATTTGATGTGGATTATATCTTTACACGCATCAGGGCAAAATCGGTTGGTGAAACTGCTGAGTTAGTCGTAAAGTGTTCAGAGTGTGAACATGATAATGATGTGAAAGTAGACATCATGCAGACAAAAGTCATTGGTGATATAAAACCACAAACTATTCAGTTGACACCTGATATAGCAATTGAAATGAACTATCCAACATATAGTGACCTAATGTCAAACACTGATGTCTTTGATGGTGATGATAATCCAAAGACCAGTGAATCCTCAATGAACCTAATCATCTCTTGCATGAAAACACTTCTGACAGATGAAGAACGGATTGATTTAAAGAATGAATCAAGACAAGAGGTTGTGAATTTTATGGATTCATTAAACTCTGAACAGTTTGAAAAGATTGCAAAGTTTATCGGAGATATTCCTAAACTGAGTTACAACATGAAGTTTACATGTGAAAATTGTCAACACGAAAATGAATTATTGATGGAGGGTATGGACAATTTTTTCTAGTTTGCCTCTCGCATGAATCATTAGAAAATTTTTACACAACAAATTTTCAATTAATGCAACACCATAATTATTCGATAAAAGAACTTGAAGAAATGTTGCCTTGGGAGAGGGAAATATACCTCACTATGTTAGTCCAATATCTAAAAGAACAAAGAGAAAAGCAACAACAGGAACAGACAGCAGGATATTAAGATGGCAGAAGCAACCTTAAATGATGTAAGTGCAAAACTCAGTTCTCAGATGAGAGTTGATGAAGCAATTGCTCGTGGCATCAATGGACTGAGAGATGACTTTCAAAAGTTATACGGCATACAAACAAAACTCCTTCGTGAGTTAGCTGAAGCAAAACGTGAGGGTGGTACAGGTGGTGGAGGAGGTGGAGGTGCTTC